CAGCGCCTGGGTGATCGCTTGACGGCGCAGCTCCCCCATCGTCTCTGCTGGAACCGTCTGGCCGTGCGGCGTGTTGGCTACGAGCTGCCCCAACAACGCCGCGAAGATCGGCGCCGCGATGAGAACGATCTCGTCGGCCAGCTCTCTGTGCATCTCAGTATCCTGTCGTCTTGGAACGGGTGCGGTCCTGCACGAGCCGCGAGTTCAGCTCGATCATGTCGTTGTCGATTTGGTCTCCGCGCCACTGCATCGACGGGCCGAACAGCCGCGTGGCGGTGTACTGGAGCGCGTCGGCTGGGTGGGAGTGCAAGTTTTTTTCCGGCTTGTCGGCCCAGCGCTCGGTGCCGGCGATCTGTATCCGGCGATAGTGGTATCCCCCCTGCAGCGCCCGCCGCAGCCGGCCGCAGCGGGGATGCAGGTTGAACGCCGGGCGCCCATCGTCGTCGAACTGCCGGAGCTGCTTGCGGATGCACTCTTGCCGTATCTGCGGTGATTGCAGACCCGGCTCGATCATGATCCCCTTATTATGCAGGATATCGAAGCACGTCTTCTCGTCGGTCTCCGAGCGGCTGGTGCCTGCCGGGTCACCGACATCGATGAACTCCGTGTCCGGGAAGTGCTGGCTGGAATGGCTGAGCACCTGATCGGAGAACCGGTCGACCCCCATCGTATCGGCGCACAACTCATCCACGATTTTCCACTGACCGGTGGCCGCCAGCTGGCTGAAGATACAGCTCGGCGTCAGGCCAAAATCCCACCCACGGTGCACCGGCAGCCGCGAGTCGGTGCGGGGTGCGCGCTTCTCGTCGGCGCCACCAGGGCAGTGCACGTTGTCATGATACTCGGGGAAGACCGGCCGCCCCTCGGTCACGAAGCCATATTCACCGCGGCAATAGACTTTCACCCATTCATCTGTTTTTCCGATGGCCAGTCGCTGCCAATAACCTGGGGACTGGTTTTTGGCGTTCTCGGCGCTGGCGGACAGGCCGGAGGGTTGTTTGAAAATCCGACAGTATTTCGCAACGGTCATTCCGGGCATGAACGCGGCGAGCGCCTCCACCGCCTCGCTGTGATCCATCTTCTCGAAGAACCGATACCAAGCGCTGTCAGCATCGGGTGGGTTGGTGTCGAGGATGATGCCGGCCCAGGTGGCACCGCCGCCGTCGCGCTTGGCCGGGTAGCGATCGACGCGGCCTTGCAGAGCGTCAATGATGGTCCAAGGCACCTCGCGCGCCTCGTTCACCCAGGCGCCGGTCAAGTCCAACGACAGCAGGTTCCGCACATGGTCGGGCCGATCGAGGGCGCGGAATAACAGCTCGATCTCGGCGCACTTCTTGTCACCGTCGGCAATGAGTTTGTTTAGTACATATTCATGTTCAGTGGCCCGCCACTGCCCCATCATTGGATAAGGGAACCACTGGTGCACGGTGCGGATCGTCGTGTCGTTCAGCTGGCGATAGGTGTTCCTGATCACCGCCCAGCGGCTGCGGCGGATACCATCGAGCCCCGGCTTTTGCTTGAGGCCGCGCTGCACAATGTCCCACAGGCAGCCGCTGCTCTTGCCGCTACCGAACGGCCCCATCAATCCCCGAATGAACGCATCATCATTGAGGAATTCGTGGATCGTTGGGACGTCGCTCGTGTTGTAGTCGAGAGTATGCTTGGTCATCACGAGATCGGCCGGTGGTGACACACTGAAGGTAGCATTCAGCGTCTACCTGTCACCACCGACCCGCTCCCGTATCCCGGCACTCTCAAACCATTCGGCTCGCTCGATATAGTCGGCACTCTCACATATTGCGGCTCGCTCCCGGTGCCCGGCACTCTCGGGGCTAACGGCTCGCTCTCGAAGATTGGCACTCTCACGTTCCTCGGCTCGCTCGGCTTGATCGGCACTCTCTTTGCTCGCGGCTCGCTCCAGGTCATCGGCACTCTCGGATGGCGCGGCTCGCTCTGTTGTCGCGGCACTCTCTTTCGTCACGGCTCGCTCTGCTACTGCGGCACTCTCTTCGCCCCCGGCTCGCTCAGCCGCTCCGGCACTCTCGCCCGTATCGGCTCGCTCTCATCGTTCGATACACTCTCATATCACGGCTCGCTCGCGCTATTCGGCACTCTCACTCATCGCGGCTCGCTCTACATCTTCGGCACTCTCGCTCAGCGCGGCTCGCTCTAGCGACTCGGCACCCTCACGTCGCCCGGCTCGCTCCAAGGGCGCGGCACTCTCACCCATGCCGGCTCGCTCCGTTGCCTCGGCACACTCCTACAACTCGGCTCGCTCGGTCTTCGCGGCACTCTCCCGAGCCACGGCTCGCTCATCCACGTCGGCACTCTCACAGAACCCGGCTCGCTCCCCAGACTCGGCACTCTCAAGCGGTTCGGCTAGTCGGTGACCTTGTTCGCATCCTGCAGAGGCTCAGGCAACTCGCTCTCATGCTCCTGCGTCCACCGCTTGGGCGGCTTCCCGCCGTGGTTCAGGTAGATGTAAGCCTCCCGCGTCACCGGAATGCCTTGCTTCAGCATGTAATCGAGCGTGATGTCGTTGTGACGATGAGCCTCCAGCTCCGCCGGGCTCACCACACCCTCTTCCTCACTCCTCGGCGTCCTCGCCATAGTCCTGCCCTCCAGCCCAGCTCGGTGGTTTTAGCCCACCCGCATGAGACACGATAGCTTCTCGTCTCTCATCAGGGGTTTTACCACGATGGGCACCTTTGTTGCGCCACATATCTGCAACTTCACCGACGAATGTTTTGTTCCTCTTCTGCTCCGGTGAGAACAGGCCGCGTACGCCCTCCCAGGTCACGCTCTGCAGCTCCCGGGGCATGATGCCGAGGTCTTTGGCTGCACGGCGGTAGGCCTCGGCGTAGAGGCCATACATGCCCTTGTTGCCCAGCGTAGCGCTGTCGCCGGCCTGGGGTAGCCGTGGCGCGTCGGGGTCACCCTTCGGCTGCTTCGGGTTGGTGCCGAGCCCGTGCGCCACCTCCATGGCGCCGGCCCCGAGCGGTCGGAGCAGGGCGGCGGCGATCGCGTGGGTGTCGATCGTGACGTCGTGGCCGTGCCCTGGCGCGATGATGTTGTTGTAGAAATTGCGCACCTTGTGGGCGCCACCCATCAATCGGGAGACGGTCGGCAGGTCGGCGTTCTGCAGCGCCGCCATCGCTTTGCCGATCTCGCTGAAGCTGCCCCAGGTCACGTCCCGCGGCCGCGCTGCTTCCTTCAGCTCGCCCTTCCGCTTGCCCTTGTCGTGGTACTTCGCCGGCACCATCGAGGTCTCGCCGAAGCCGCCCTCCGGCGTCACCATCTTGTAGTCGCGTGGGTTGTGCGCCTCGTCGTGCCAGCGGGCGAACACGGCGCGTTCGAAGGGATCGGTGAGCGCCGACATCGGCGTCTCGCGGAACTTCTGCTGCAGCCCCTTCAACTTCTCCAGCATGGCCGGGTTCGCCTTGGGCTTCTTGGGATCGTTGGCGTCCTTCTCCAGCTGGGCGATGTACTTCGCAGAGTAGTCCTGCATCTTGTCCGTCATCGTCCAGTTGTTGCCCAGCTTGTGGGCATTGAACGCGCGGCGGGCGAGGTCGACGTTCTGATACCAATCCTTCTGCGGGCTGAGCGCCGCCAGCACAGCAGCGGCAACATGCGGCTGGACGCCGTACTCCTTGGCCAGATTGTGGGCGATCTTGTTGGCGCCGCTGTACCAGCGCTTGGCGCGTTCGACGATGCCGGGACCGATCGGTCCCTTCTCGTCGTTCATCTTGTTGTACAGCCACTTCAGGTTGTCCTTGGCGTGGTTGATGAACGCCTCGTTGATCTTGCTCGGGTCGTCGGTGCGCAGGTGCTCGAACCCCGGGTAATGCTGCTTGATGATGGCGGCGTTCTTGGCCTTCTGGTCGGTCGCCCGGTTCATGCTGTCGAGATCGATCGACAGCCCGCTGGTCTCGTGGGCGTTGATGCCGGCCTTGGCCTGGGCGGGCTCCGACGGGATGCGGGTGGAGATCCGCAGATCGCTGCGGCTCTGCTCCGGCTCCTGGTCGGGCGATGTCGGTGCACCCGGCACCCCGCCAGCCTGGGCCAACGCCTCGCTGCCGTAGGTCGGCACGTCCATCGTCTGGGCCGCCAGCCGGCGCGCCAGGGCGCCGCGCTTGATCACCCCGGTTGTCGGATCTTGCTGGAACTGGGTGACGTCAGCCGGACCGCCTGGGGGCGCTGCTGCGGGCGCTGCGGCTGGTGCGCCGGCCGCTGCCAGGGCGGACGACGGCTGGTCGCGCCAGGGCGTCGAGCGCCACCCGGGCTGCGCCGCCTCGGCGCTGGATGCCGGTAGCCCCGAGGCTGGTGGCGTCACCACGCCGGGTGTCGGGGGCGGCATGATCCCCTGTTGCCGCCGCGTGTCCGCCAACTGCGCCAGCGAGAGCGCGGTCATCGGCGGCTGGATGGGGGCGAGCCCTGGCGCGCGCGGGGTTTGCCACAGCTGGTCGGTCAGCTTGGCCAGCGGGTCGAGCTGCTTGGTGTACTTGGCGAGCGGGTTGGTTTCGAGCGCACCTCCGGGATCGATCCGCGGGTATGGGATGCCACCGAGCTTGTCGCTCATCCCAGCATGCTCTCTCGGTCACGCAGTGTCCGTACGTGCGCCTCTTCGGCCGCGTGGGTCTGGAGCCACTGCTGTAGCTCCGGATCGCTCGGGTGACGCTGCATGAAGGCTTGGTACTGTTGAAAGTCGCGCTGTGCCATCACCGACGGTTGGCCACCCCAATAGCGCGCCAGGAAGCTGCCGTAGCTGGTCGGCGGCGCGGCCTGTGCGGAGTCGGGAGCTGGCGGCTGTTGCCACTGTTCGTAGGGTAGCGGTGGCGGGCTGGTGTCGAGCCACGGCATCTGCTTGCCGGTCGTCGGATCGGTGTAGATGCTGCCGCCCTGGTGACCGGCGACCATGTTCGGCATGAACCAATTGCCAGCTGGCGGCGCTGCTGCCGGCGAGGCTGCCGCGGCCGGCGCGACCGGTGTCACAGGCGATGCGGCCGGCGCCGTCGAGGCTGCGTTGGGCAGCGGCACGTAGCCCTGTGCGGTGTTCAGGCCGATGACGCCGCTGTTGTCGTAGACCACCATGCCCAGCGACCTGGAGCCCGGTGGCTGCGGCGTCTTCTGCTGCTGTCCTCCCAACATGGCAATCCACCCGGGCGGCGTGGCGGGGCCGGTATCCCTGCCGGTGAGCGGCTTGCCGTCTGCGCCGATCGGCACGACAGGCATGCCACCTGTATTGACCGGTGCTGCGGCGGGCTGCGATGGCTGCACGTCATAGCCCTGAGCCCTGAGCCGATCGCCCACCCGGTCCTGGACGTAGTTGGTGAACGGCGATCTGGTACCGTTCGCGCTGACATTCACACTCGCTGTCTGTGGCTGCTGCGGCGTGACCCATGGCGTGTTTGGGTCATCCTCCCAGCGGTTCTGCTGGATCGGGTAGGGGATGTAGCCCAGCCCATCGCTCATGGTGTGCCTACCTTGTGATCGCGCAATGCGTCGGCGCCGGCATCGACCATCGCCGGCAGGCCGTTACGCTTGACGATATTGATCGTTCGCGGATCGAACACGACGTAGTTGTGCGAAACCTGACTGCGCAGGTGGTCGACGTACTCCTGCTGCTTGCCGAGCCGGAACGCGTCGGCGCCTTGGGTGTGCAGCTCATTCAGCTTCGCCTCGGCCTGGGCAAGATCCCGCGCCGGCCGCCGGCTGTCGGCGTCGAGGTACTTGATACCGGGAATGCCGGCGTCGAGCAGCGCCTTGGCTGCACCGGCCTTGCCGGAGCCTCCGGCCTCGAACTCCGGCGACAGGCTCTGCATGGCGGAGTGCACCTCCTCACCGCTCGCGGTGAGCGGATGCATGCCGGTCATGTGGCCCAGCTCCATGGCGCGCTCGACATGCGGGCGCAGCCGCTCCTGCACGTACTGGCTGTGCTGATGCAGCGGTTTGTCCCAGTCGAGCATGTGGTCCGGATGGATGTGCAGCTCGGCCTCGTAGAGGTGGCCTGGGTCGCTGGTGAAGTGCTCCGGCTTCAGCGTCTGCGCGGCCATGTGCACACCCAGGTGAAACTGCTGTCGCCGACGACTCGCCTCCTGATGGGTCGCAGAAAGCCCTGGCGCTGGCATGCCCTCGTATGCTGCCAGTTCTTTGTGCTCTCGCTCTACCTCGGCGATCGCCTGCTCCGGCGTCAGCTTGTTGGTTTCCATGTATTCGGCGACATCGTGGGCCGCCCTAGCATGCGGATCGTCACGGCTGAACGGCGCGCGCGCACCCTGGTACTTCACACCGCCAGACAGGTCGTCGCGGTAGCCCTGCGCCACCCTCTCGTTGCCAGCCTGATAGATCCCCTTGCCGTAGGCCTGGGCGCCTTCGCCTGTGCCCATCTTGCTGAGGTTGAACTCACCGAGCGGATTCGCCCGCGTCGGCGGGAACTGGTGCGGGGTGCCGTGGTGGATCGTCAGCGGGTTCGCCATGCGGATCAGCTGGCCTGACCCATACGCCTCCGGACTGGGCGCGGCAGGCACGTTGCCACGGGCCTGGACGTGCGCCAGGGCGGCGTGCTGCGCCGCGGTGCCCGCGTCATAGTCGGCGACGTGCGGCCCGTCGGTGGGCTGGTAGGCGCCCGCCTGAGGGTCATGCGCCATGAACACGACATCCGGTCGACCGCCGTTGTGGGCCTTGAACGTGTCGTGCTTCCAACCCTCTGGTTTGTAGTCTTCATTCCAGGGCAGGCGCGCGACAGCCCTAAACCCATTCTGCGCATAGATATGTGGCAGCACCGTATCGAACGCGTCGAGCCGCCGACCGCCGTTCTGCTTGGCGAGGTCGAGCATCGAGCGGGTGACGTTGCGGTATGGCGCCTTCGGATGTTTGAACACCGAGACGATGTCGTTGCCCTTCAGGGCGAAGCCGGCGTCACGCTCCTTGGTGAGGAACGTCCGCATGCCTTTGTAGTCGTCGGCGGGGTATTGGGTGACAGCGGCACCGGCCGGGTGGCCCTGCTTGGCAGCACCTATGGCGCTGTGGAACGCCTCGGCGCCTTCGGGATGTAGCTCATGGTATGTCGGGTTGTCGGCGTTCGGGTAGCTGGTCTTCGCGGTCCAGGTCGTTTTGACCGGGGCGTCTAGACCCAGTGGCGCAGTTCGGCCCGGGCTGCTTCCTTCGTAATTCCCTTTTGCTTGGCCAGCTTCTCCGCTAGCTCCTCCAGTAACTTGTCCGCCTCCCGGTGGATTTCCGGGGTCGACTGGTAACTGTGGGGCTGGGGTTGGAGTGGTTGCTTGGCCATAACTAGATCCTAACGCAGACGTAGTGGTCGGCGCGAGCGGTGGATACGGGATGCTGCCAAGGCTGGCGGACATGGGAGGCAGCATACACCACGGTAGGCTCGTGGCGACCTACTATGCTGCCTCCCCGCTCGCGAAGCTCGGCACTCTCTACTGGGTCGGCTCGCTCCTGATGTTCGGCACTCTCTCTCAGCACGGCTCGCTCATCGACCTCGGCACTCTCGATCCTACCGGCTCGCTCCTGTCGTACGGCACTCTCTCGTAACCCGGCTCGCTCGCTTGGATCGGCACTCTCGGCTCGCTCGGCTCGCTCCTGTGGCTCGGCACTCTCCTAAGCCGCGGCTCGCTCTCATCTTCCGGCACTCTCAACCTTGACGGCTCGCTCACAATGTTCGGCACTCTCGCATGAAGCGGCTCGCTCTGTCCTGACGGCACTCTCTTCCGCCGCGGCTCGCTCCCACATTTCGGCACACTCTAGAGTTCCGGCTCGCTCTGCTGAGACGGCACTCTCATCGCTTACGGCTACCGGCGACAATCGGGGGGTTCTCACCCCCCTCGTTTTATGTCCTCCGGGTCAGTCTCCATAGGGCATCACCCCCTTTCACAGGCCGGGGTGATCACCGCGGTCGGTGTGGCCGCGATGTCGGACCACGCTGCGCCCGTTCCTTCGCCTTAGCAAAGTCAGGCATCAGTTCGATATTGGGTATTTCCAGCCGATGGACGTGCCCGGGAATGTTCTCGATCACGTAAGGATGCGGCGGCAGTTCTTTGTAATGGTCCCAGAACATCACCTCGTGCAGGTGGGCGAGGAACAGCTTCACTGCACGCCGCTGCGCCCGCAGATGGATGCGTGCGGGTGGTAGCATCCCCTGCGTGTACCACTTGAACGCGTCGGTCTTGGGATCGAACCGCTTCTGCTCCAGGCTGAGCTTCGCCTGATCGGCATACAGCTGGCGGCTATTGCGCTCGGTCTCCCAGTCCTTCCGCGCCTTGTACAGCTTGCCGTAGACGTCGTCCGGCCGGTTGCTCACCTTCACGAAGCTCTCGCCGATGAGGAAGCACAGGCGCTTCAGGCTGGCGTTCCATGGCCGCTTCTGCCCCTTGCCCCAGATCGAGGTCGGATCGAGTCCGGCGAAGCGCCAGATATGGCCAGTCGTCGGTGCGCGCTGGATGTCGATGTTGGCCAGCAACCCGGCAGCGATCACCGGTCCGATGCCCTTGATCGAGCGCGCCCAGATGCCGGACATATCGCTCAGCGAATAGATGTCGAGCGTGCCGCGGATCTGCTTCTCCAGCGTCTCCTCTTGCACGAACAACCACTCCAGCACCTCGTGCGGCTCCGACACAGGCGGCGGCTGCTCCTCGTCGTCAGCGTCCTCGTCGTCATCGGCACGCTGCTGCTTCGGCTCCGCCAGGGTGCGGACCTGATGCTTGGTCCTGATGCGGTTCTCCTGCATCGCGTAGTAGGCGTCGACCAGGAAGCGGGCCTCGATCTTGCCAAGTGTGCGACTAGCTTGTTTCAGATCCTTGTTGAGCTTGGTGATCGGCGTCAGCAGGCTCGGGTCGGCTGTGCTGGTCATCAGCTGGTGCAGCGCATCGAGCCGCTGGAACAGGCCAGCGATCAGGTCGTCGTCTGGTGGCTGGTTGCGGCCCTGGCGCAGCAGGTTCAGTGCGTCGCCCACCAGCTCCAGTGGGGTCATTGCCAGGAAGTCCTCAGGCCCCAGCGGGGTCTCTGGACCGTTGAACGGTGGGGGCGGAGGCGGCTCTTTGCCTCGGCCGGTTCTGGGTTGTCTCATCGGTTCTCTCGCTGTTGGGGTGGTTCGCTCTAGCTTCTCGGCACTCTCAAGGACCGCGGCTCGCTCGATTCTCTCGGCACTCTCATCATGCGCGGCTCGCTCATCATCGACGGCACTCTCGAAATTCCCGGCTCGCTCTCCTGGTCTGGCACTCTCTGGCTTGGCGGCTCGCTCATGAACAACGGCACTCTCAATTTCCGCGGCTCGCTCTGCTCAATCGGCACTCTCCTGTGGCGCGGCTCGCTCACCACTACAGGCACCCTCCGTCGTTACGGCTCGCTCACCTGATTCGGCACTCTCTGAAAGAGCGGCTCGTAGTGGTCACTGTTACCGCGGCCAGCGCAGCGCAGTCAAGAGATGGTTAATCAGGAGGAAGCCCTGGCCGGTAGGAAGATGCAATGAAGACAGGAAGGGAAGGCAGGTCAGCGGTGCACCGCAGCCTGGAAGATCACCCAGGCCATTGCCAGGGAGCCGGCGCTGGCGATGGCGTAGGCGTAGGCCCGATCGTAGCGCCGCCGTGGCCTGGGCGCTTGGTCGTAGCGCAGGGTGGAGCGGCGACGGCGCAACCGCATCAGCTCGCTCCCGTGTTACGGCACTCTCGGGGTCATCGGCTCGCTCGTCGCTATCGGCACACTCCGGACGGTCGGCTCGCTCTCAAGGGTCGGCACTCTCTCTGGATGCGGCTCGCTCCGTTGTCATGGCACTCTCACCGGTTTCGGCTCGCTCGGGGGCTACGGCACTCTCACTTAGCCCGGCTCGCTCCCGTTCTCCGGCACACTCATGCAGCTCGGCTGGCTCCAGGTAACCTCGGACCAGACGCTGGAGCCTGAGCGTCTTGTCTAGTTTTGTCTCGTCGTTGTCGACGGCGCGATCAAGCTCGGCCAGCCGACGCCTGATCTCCTGGTGATTTACGGCTCGCTCTCCTTTTGCGGCACCCTCCGTGGCTGCGGCTCGCTCGACATGTTTGGCACTCTCAGGGATCACGGCTCGCTCGGCTATCACGGCACACTCCAAGCTCGCGGCTCGCTCTGCCTATTCGGCACCCTCTCCTATCGCGGCTCGCTCACCTTTCCTGGCACTCTCGTGGAGGCGGCTCGCTCTGCTATGTCGGCACTCTCTCAATCAGCGGCTCGCTCGTGCATATCGGCACTCTCAGCCCCAACGGCTCGCTCGCGACTACCGGCACTCTCCGGGATCACGGCTAACAGCCCGATGCTATCTCCGGCCGATCGGGTGTGCCATGCCGCTGCCATCGTGGAACGCGGCGCCGCCGCAATTGTGCCCGGCAAGCTGGTCGCGTGCGGCCTTCTTGATCGCCCGCAGCAGACCGCCCGGCTTAGGTTGGCGCGCTACCCGCTGGCGGCCCACCGCCGCCGAGGAGACCGGCGAGCCCCCCAGCCCCGGCGCCAGGGTCTTGGGCACCAGCCCCGAGTTGATCACCGCCATTCATCGGCTCCTGTGGCATCGGCATCAGCGCGTGCTTCCGCCGCTTGTGCTTGTGGTGCGCCTCCGGCCCGTCGGGGAACGCCTGCGGCGCCTCGGGGAAGGCTTGGCTGTCGCTCATGTCACACTCCTGCCTCTCCTGGTCCTGGCTTGCGAAACTGGATAGCCGGCCCGAAGGCATTAGGGTTGTCAGGGTGCGCCTGGGTCTGTTCTTCCCAGAACTTCGGGTTGCCGCCCATACCGAAGCTCGGCATCTCCTGGCGTGATCGCGCGGCCTTCTCCTCAGGCGACAGGTTTGGATCGTCTGACCAAGTGGGCAGCGGCATCTCACGCCTCGCGCTGCGGCTCCTCCCAGCTGGTGGGCTGCACCATCGGCGGATCGACCGGCGGCTCCTGGCCCTCCGGCAGCGTGTTGTCGATCTCACCGCCGGGCTCCTCGGGCACGACCTCTTCCTCCCCAGGCCCCGGCTCCTCCGGCGTCACCTCGCCCTCGACCATGGTCAGCCGCTCCAGCTGTTCAGCGTCGTCCTGCGTCATGCCGTAGTCAGCGACCAGACAGGAGGTGACCAATCCCGTCAGCGCCTCCGCGGTGTGCGCCAGGACGAGTCGCGTCTTCACTTGCTCGGCAAGATTGGGCGCCTCGGGATCACCGGCCAAGGATATGGTGGCAGCGACGTAGCCGCCGTCGAGCACATAGCACTGCACCAACGGCTGCCCCTCCTCGTGCAGCTCCTCCGGGCCTACGTCGAATTCGGTGCTCTCGTCGATGACGTCGGACATGGTGCTTCCCCCTCATCATCAGGTGGCGGCCAGTCGATCTCGCCCTCGCCCTTACATAGCCAGCAGCCCTCGCGGGCGATGCGCCTGACCGACCCTGGCGGCGCTGCGACCATAACATACTGCCGGCCGTTGCAATTGGGGCAAATGCAGCGAAAGAGACCGACGGTCACCGCCGCGCCTTGGCGCTTACACGCGCCGGCTGGTCGGGCTGCACGCCCTCCTGGGTGGCGGCGTAGTTGGGGACGTAGCCCGGTTGGAACGCCGGATGGTCAGCACTGCTGCCCTTCTGCTTCGGCTCGGTATTGCGCACCTCGATCAGGGCTTGCCACGCCTCGTGCGGTAGATGGCTGGGCCAGCCGGTCTGTTGCGCCTCCCACAACGTATGGACATCCGTTTCGATGTGGGGATAGCCCAGTGCGTAGAGCGGGGTGGCGGAGAGCAGCGTGCTGCCCTCCACCCGCTCTAGACGCTCGGCACTCTCGGCTACGTCGGCTCGCTCAACCTTGTCGGCACTCTCTCCAACCACGGCTCGCTCAGGTGTAGCGGCACTCTCACAAGTAGCGGCTCGCTCCGCTGACTCGGCACTCTCAATTCTCTTGGCTCGCTCATCCGTATCGGCACTCTCGCGAGTGTCGGCTCGCTCGCGGACTCCGGCACTCTCCTTGTCCACGGCTGCGCTCATCACTCTCGGCACCCTCATAACGTTCGGCTCGCTCTACCTATTCGGCACTCTCTCCAACTACGGCTCGCTCCTTTTCGTCGGCACTCTCCACTCTCGCGGCTCGCTCCAACATATCGGCACTCTCGTTGGTATCGGCTCGCTCCAGCTTATCGGCACCCTCAAGAACTACGGCTCGCTCCAGTGTTTCGGCACTCTCGCTCGGAACGGCTACCGGAACAGTATGAGTAATACCATCCACATCGGCAACGCCAGGACGACGCTCACCGCGATAGCAACTGTCTCAGCGCGTCCCGGCCCTCTTGATCCATCGATCGCACCAGCCACCGGGTTTGATTTCACCTGCAACTAGATGACACGCATTGGGCGCGCGCCAATGCACGCACCGATCACACACCTCGGACGATATCGATGCCTTCGGTGTGTAGCGCGTGTCGCGTTTCGTCAGCTGCCTGATCGGCCGCTGCACACTCCCTAGCTAGGAATGTGGTGCGGACCGTGGTCGCTGTGCGCCGTCGCCGGCAGCTTGCCGCCACCGCGGCTGATGTGCGGCGGACCGGCACGCGAGCTGTCATCCATCGGCGTGTGGCTGATGTTGGCGTCCGGATGGGCAATGCCACCATTCACCTTGGCGAGGCTGTCGCAACCACAATCACTTGCTGCCATCTTCCCATCTCCCATTGCTAGGTTCTTGTGCTGCCGGATCTTGTCATCGTAGGCCATCACTTGCCCTTCTTGCCCTTGCGTTTCTTCGGCACGCCTGCCGTACGTAGTGAAGCGGCGACAGCTTGCTTCTGTGAATGGCCGCTGTCGACCATTTCGCTGATGTTGCTACTGATCGTCGCTTGGCTCTTGCCCTTCTTGAGCGGCATAGCATGTTCCCCCTCGGTCTAACACTCCAGCAAGGCGCGTGCCCGGTTCACAGTATCCATATCGCGTTGGTATCGGTGCATCTCGCTTGGGTAGGCTTCGCGGTTTGGGTAGCGTGCGTCGATCTCGGCTGCCAGCTCATCAGCGCATTCGCGTAGCATAGCTTCCAGCTGCTCGATGCGACTGTCGCGCTCGCCCAACCCATCGGCGCACTCACGCAGCAGGGCATCCAACTGCTCGATGCGCTCGCGAGCACTCGCCACCAGCTCAGACCAACTCCGGCTTGTGGAGCACCTCGCGCATCTCGCCTGACGGCAGCCGCACCCAGAACGGCGGCGGCCCCATATCGGCGAGCAACAGCGGCGTCTTTGGCAGTTCGTGCCACACGCCATCCAGCGTGATGTGGCCCCATGGCCGACCATCGTCGTGCTCGGTCTGCTTAATACGAAGCTCGGTATCTTCACTCGCCATTGATGCGCTCAGGCGTCATATCTCGGTCGCCCCTCGGCCTGCCGGCGTGTCTCCTCCATTGCCTTCACCTGGGCTGGGTAAGCGGTCCTGATCATGTTGGAGAACCGCTGGCCGGTGGCATCTAGCACGTCGGGGTCGAGGGCGGCCGCGGCCAGGATCTTGGCGAGCAGCGTCGCCAAAGCCCACAGCGCGGTGCTGTTGGTGCAGTCCTGCAGCCGCTCGGCCATGATGTCGAACGCGCGCACGAGGTGGGCACACTGGTGGTGATCGACGCCCGTGAGCAGCTCGTCGAGGCCGTTGTCGATCGGTGGCTCCTGGCTGGGCATGGCTACCGTCCATACTTCATCAGACACACGCGCAACACCACCTCGGCGGCGGCCGCATCGTTGTCGTCTACCAGACTGTCCAATGCGGACCGCATCACCGTCAGCATGTGCTCCATATCGGCGCCGCGTTCGTTCGTGCGACGTTGATAGTACTCAGCCATCGTCTCGCCAAGGATGTTAGTCCCCTGAGGCTCCCGAGGCATCACTCATACCCCGGTTCGATCTTGGTCTTCCAGAAGTCAGCGGTGTGCGGCAGCGTATCCTTGGCCAGCTCGCGAGCCCGCGCATCAGCCTTGGAGCGTGACAGCTTCTCGCCAGCATCGCCGGCCTGCATGTGAGCAAGATCACGTAGGACGATATGGCGCTTCACGCTCTGCGGCATCTTGCGCTGCTTCGGCAGGACGATCGGCATCAGCATTCTCCTCTGCACGATCCGTGCACGATCTCTGCACGACCGGCGCACGACCGGCGCACGATCCCCAGCTAGCTAGTCCCACAGCATGGGTCAGCGTGGTCGCCATCATGGCGGCTCGTCATCCGGCTTCGGCAGATGCGTCACGGTGATGCGGTGGCTCTCGTTGGTTTCCGGGCCGTTGTTGATGTTGATCGCGAATACGGCCGAGGCACCAGGAGCGTCGCTGTCCTTGCCGACGTCACGCCAGCCACCGCGGGCCTTGGCCCAGAAGATGCTCATTGTCTTGTCGCCCTCGATCGCCTGGGTGACGATGCCGCCGAGGATCTTGGCATCGACCAGGAGCTTCCCATGCTGCAGCTCGAACGGGAAATGTCGCTCCAGCGTGGCGTGCGGGATGGTCATGATGATCGAGATACTCTCGATCGTAAACCCACACGCCACCAGCTTCTTGACCTCGGTGCGCTGCTCATCGGTCGGGATAAACGGTGGTTGCCCGGTGCTGCCTGGACCACCGCCTCTGCCAGGAGCCAGTCCGACCTTAGCCTGTCGGGGCGGACGGTGGATCTGAACGACCTTATCGAGGATACGTGGCGCCATGGGTGACAATTTGTCCTATGAGACCCTCACCGCTCAAGCCCCAGCTGCCGACCGCAGTACATTGCCCATATCCAGCAGCATGCGGAGCAGCACTGAGCCCTCCTCCATCGGCAGGGTGACGTCGAGTCGGATGTGTGCTTCGCCACTCGCGGTGACGCGGAACACCAGCGGATCGCCTGCCGGCCTGGGCGTCGCCGGCCGCACTGCGACCGCGGTGCTGGGTGTGGCGCCGGCCACCGCCTTGGCCTCGCGCACATCACGCGCCGCGTCGCGCGGCATCAGCTGCGCCTCGGCCACGCCGAGCAGCTTGGCGACCTTGGGACGGGTGGTCGGTCCTGGTGCGCCCTTGGCATTGAGCCAGACGTAGATCGAGGTGTGGGTGACTTCGAGCCCCATGCGAGCGTTGAAGTCGCGTGCGGTCCAGTTGCGTTGCGCCATCTGTGTGCGGAGCAGCGCGGCGACGTGGCCGTTGCGAGCGATCTGGGCGGGCGAGGCGGGGCCACCGGGTGCGCTGGTCATGATGCTGCTGCCTTCTTGTCTGATGCCACCACGCGCAGCCTGGGGCGTCCTGCGATGGGTGCGGCGATTTGTTGCACCAGGGCATACCAACAGTCCCGGTAGCACACGGTCTCGGTTTTGAACCCTTGGTGGTATGCGCCGCCCTGGCGGGCGATCCACACCCAGCCCGTCAACATTCTTAATTCGCCATCGCGGCGTGTGGCGTTCCAGGCTTTGCAGTCGTGCACGTTGATATAAAAAATCCTGGCAACACGATCGACGTCGGCGATCACGTCATCTCTCAGCCACATCTAATGCCTCCTTCCGACCGCGAGCACCCAGCTCAAGGTGATAAGTCCTTGGCGGCTTGTCGATTGACTGGCCTGCGGTAGCCACGCTGCAACGCGGAACGCGCGCCCTTCCAGGCGCGGATTGTCTCTGCGTCTTGCCGATCCAGTTCGGCCACCATTCTGAGTGCCAGCTGCTTGGCGAATTTGCGCCGGGCTTTCTCGCGCAGGTTCATGGCTCGTCGCCCGGGATCGGTGGGAAGCGCAGCCAGTACCAGTTGCCTCGTATCGAGAAGCATCGCCAGATTGTGTTGTCATCGCACAGTGCGACCAAGGTCACAGATCCACCCTCTTCGCTGTTTTTCTCGCAGACGGCGATCTGCACCGGCTTGCGCGGCACGCCGCTCATGGGCTTGCTGGTCATCAGCCCTCCGCTGTCAGTTTGTGGAGCGCACGCTGCAGCTGCTCCCAGCCCACCGGGCCGATGACGATAGCGCCGTCGCCGCGCACCGCTAGCTGGGTGAGACTGCGTGCGGTGCGGACCACGTCGAGCAGCGCCAGCATCTGTTCTTCGAATGTCGCTGCGGGGGCCATGGTCAGCCCTCCGCCTGGATGTCGATGACCGCGGAGGACGCGACCGTGGCGGCGTCGTCGTCCTCGGTGGCGATGGCGATCGCCTCGGCGTCGATCGCGGTCGCGAGCTGGCGGCAGAGATTGCCCTTGGACAGGTAGCCCGAGGCGAAGAACAGGCGCGCGGCGAGGCTGTAATGGGTGCTGGCGACGGTGAGACGCTCGTCGCAGTAGGCGGCCGCGGCGTCGTGCTTGAGCGCCCAGGCGGCGCTGATGGCCTCGGCCTTGGTGAACGCGATGTTGACGGTGGTGTTCATGGGATACTCCTGTGTCGCGGCCTCTGTGGCCGCCAGTTCTTATGCGCCATCATAAACCATCAATCAAGCCCTGTCTGAGCCGACGCCCGAAATTACCACCCGAAATTATTTTCGGGCACCAGCCCGGTCTTCTGTTGACATATGATGACCCATCAGATACTTCTTTTCTCAGGCCACCGATGGCCTCCAGAGGAGTATCCCACCATGGTTCGTCAAGAAGACTGGCGCCGCGACCACCCCGCCACCAACCCGGCTTTCACCGCCCTGGCCGAGCTGAGCTTGGTGCTGATCCACCTATCGCCGCGTGACCTCACGTTCGCCGAGAGCCTCGCTGGGCAATTCCAGGTGCGCGGCAGCCTGAGCGAAAAGCAACTTTTCTGGATCAAGGAGCTGACCAAGCGCGCCCAGGCCAACGCCGCTCCGCGCGCGCAAGCGACAACGTCGACACCCACCCCGGCCCCGCAGCCGGCGGTGACGTTCCCGCAGATCCTGGCGCTGTTCGCCAAGGCGGGCAGCCGGGCGGCGATCGTGTTTGTCACCGAGAGCGGCCTGCAGTTCCGCCTGTCGGTGGCTGGCGAGCGTAGCCAACAGCCCGGCAGCATCAACGTGACCGACGCGGCGCAGGGCTTCGAGAACCGGGTGTGGTACGGCCGCATCACCACCAAGGGCGCGTGGCAGCCGTCCCGCAAGATCGAGGCACCTGCCGCGCAGTCGGTCGAGGCGGCGCTGAGCTTCTTCAACGAGAACCCGGCCGCCGCTGCTGCCGACTACGGCCATCAGTTCGGCAGCTGCTGCTTCTGCCGCCGCGAGCTGACTGATGAGCGGTCGGTGAGCGTGGGCTACGGCCCGATCTGCGCTGGCAATTTCGGCCTGCCGTGGGGCGAGGTGACCGGCCCCAAGCCGGAGAACAAGCTCACCTGCGACGTGCCGTTCTGATCCCGCAAACCCCCTCAAACCCCCCAACTGACGGGGCGGCAATGGTGCCGCCCCACACAGGAGTATCCCACATGACAACGAAATCCTGGGCGCCCGAGGTGATCGCCGACAGCAGCGGCAAATGGAGCCGCAACGGCCTGCGCTTCGCCACCCGCGAAGAGGCGGAGGCCAATGTGCAGAACCTGTCCTGGCGCTGGCTCTCTGTCCGCGAGACCCGAGTGGTCGAGAGCGATGACCCGGTGAACTACCGCTGGGACGCGGCCAAGGGCCTCGTGGGCCTGGACGAGGGAGAGGGCGCATGAGCGCCCGACCCCGCTACCGCGTACGCCCGATCCCTGGCAGCAGCGACGACGTGGGTCACGCTCATTTCGATGTGGCTGGTCCTGACATCAACCACTTCGCAGTGCAGTATGTGGTGGCAGCGGCCATGCAGCAGGCGCTGGACAGGCCGCAGCTCACGCCGTTCGAGCGCAATGCTGTCCGCACCGCGCTGGCGCTCGTTTTGGCGGGCGAGACGGACGACAGCTGGTCTGAGAAACTGGTCAACGCGATGCGCTCTGCACTGGAGAAGCTGCGATGACGATCCCGATCGGCCGCTACGCCAGCCTGGGGCCTGAGATCCCGATCGAGGGGATGCCGGACTGCGCCCCGCTGCGCATCGTGCGCCTCGCCGAGCTGGCCGAGCGCAATGCCCTGAACGAGACGGTGATCCTGGTCGATGCCGTGGGCGAGGATGACGCGCCGATCAAGCTCATCCTCGGTGCCAATCCGCACACGGCGGAGATCACCCGCGCCGCGGTGTGGCTGCGCCCTGGCGCCGGCTTTGTCGCCTGTGACACCGCCTGTCTGCCGGGCAATCTTGTAGACATAGTCAGGACTATTCTGCTCGACCCACGCTCCACCCCTTGACAGATGGTTCCTGATGGGTCATAAGTCTGAGGAGCCCAAGAACGTCTTCTCCTCAGGAGTATCCCATGACCGAACCCCTCACCCTCCGCCCCTACCAGACCGCCGACATCGAGCGGCTGCGTGACGCGTTCCGCGGTGGCGCCCGCGCGCCGCTGTACCAGCTCAGCACGGGTGGCGGCAAAACCGTCGTGTTCGCCCATGTCATCAAGGGCGCCGTCGCGAAGGGCACCCGTACGCTGGTCCTGGCGCACCGCCGCGAGCTGATCCGGCAGGCGAGCGCGAAGCTCGACCAGCTCGGCGTGGCGCACGGCATCGTCGCCGCCGGCCAGGACCGTGACCATGACGCCCAGGTGATCGTCGCCTCGATCCAGACCGTGGCGAGGCGCCTGGATCTGCTCCCCACGTTCGGCCTGATCGTGATCGACGAGGCGCATCACGCAGTCGCGACCACTTGGACCAAGCTTCTGGCAGCGCAGCCCGACGCCCGGCTGCTCGGGGTAACGGCGACGCCGGCCCGGCTCGACGGCAAGGGCTTGGGCAAGCACTGCGGCGGGCACTTCGATGCGATCGTGTCCGGCCCGAGCATGCAGGAGCTGGTGGACGGTGGCTTCCTGGCGCCGACCAAGGTGTTCATCCCGAGCGCGACCATCGACACCACTGGCCTGAAGACTATCGCGGGCGACTACGACGAGGGCCAGCTGGAGGGGCGCGCGCAGAACGTGACCGGCGACGCGGTGGAGGAGTTCAAGAAGCTGCCCGAGGGCACCACCGCGATGGTGTTCTGCGTCACGGTGAAGCACGCGACCGACGTCGCCAGGGCCTTCCAGGACGCCGGCTACCGGGCGCAGGCTGTCCACGGCGGTATGCCCAAGGACGAGCGTGACGCTGCCATCCAGGGCCTCTCAGACGGTCGCACGCAGGTTCTCACCTCCTGCGAGATCATCTCCGAGGGCCTGGATGTGCCGAGCGTCGGCTGCGTGATCCTGCTGCGCCCGACCAAGAGCCTGACCATGTGCCTGCAGCAGATCGGCAGGGGCATGCGGCCGAAGGCCAACGGTGGCCACCTCACGGTGCTCGACCATGCCAGGAACTGCTGCGAGCACGGCTTGCCGACCGAGCCGCGGGACTGGAGCCTGGACGGGGTCGACAAAAAGCCAGGCAAGGTCGTGAAGCCGGCGCCGTGGGACTGCATCGCGTGCGGCGTGCTCAACCCGGCGCAGCGGCCGAGCTGCTCCAACTGCGGCGCGCTGAAGCCCTGGCTGTGCAACCAGTGCGGCCAGCGCAACCACGCCGATCGGCGCAGCTGCTCGCAGTGCGGTGCGCTCCGGCCGCAGCCGCGCAAGATCCTGGAGATGGACGGCGCACCGATGAAGGAGCTGGTGGTAGACCAGTTCGCCTACATCACCCGGATGTCGTACCGCCAGCTACTGCGCGCGCGGCGCACCGAGGAGGAGCTGCAGGCATATGCCCGGTCACATGGTTACAAACCCGGATGGGTCTGGTGGAAGATGAAGGAGCAGGAGGAGACGTTCGGGGCACCGGGCGAGAGGCGGCAGGCGTAAGGCGCTGCCGCGCCGGCCACCTGCTGCACCACGGCAACAGCAGGTTGGTCCGGCACAGCAAGACCGGCAGGACGTGGCTGCGCTGCCTGATCTGCCACGCGGTGCGACAGCACGAGTTTCGGAGGGAGAAGAAGCAAGTATGAGATCGCAGATCGAGTTTGCCCTGGCGCATCCGGTGTTCGACCCCGACACGCAGATCGTCCCTGGTCACTTCTGGCGCGCCGGTCCGGATGTCTCGGCTGGCCTCACCTGCAACATCGGGATGACGTGACAGGTCTACGCTGGCGGGCGCCCGCTCTGGCAGCTGTCATTGTGCCAGCAAGAGCGGGCCGGGCCGGTGCCGGTGCTCCGTTGGAGCCCGACCACACGACGCAGGATCGAGGCAGTCCGGGATCGCATTTTCGCGATGTGCGGCACTGACGAGCCGCTGATCGAGGCGGTCGGCGAAGGTGCGATCGTGACGATGCAGTGGCGCAAGCCGTTGTCGATCGAGGAGGTCAATCGCATGGCGCCGACACCAGAGGTGCGCGCGCGACCCGGCCGACCGTAGTTCGCGTTCGGCGCTATCCTGGCAATCACCACGAGTCGGGAGCCACAGGGGATGGCCCAGCAGCGCCGCAAATCACGCCCGATCTCCGACGAGGAGCGCGCCGAGATCTTCCGGATGGCTGAAGAGGGCACGCCCTACCGGGCGATCGCCGAACGGTTCGACCGGCCACAGGGCACCATCAACCGGGCGATCTCCGACGGCATCCTGGCGGGCAAAGTGACCCGCAGACGCGACCGGGAAGACCCGCGGAAGGACTGAACCGGTGAAAAGGCCGGCGCTAGCACGCAAAACGATGGCAAAACACGCAAAAACCCGGCGTGAAACACCCAAAACACGCAAAAACCAGGCGAAAAGCCGGCATGTCTATCACCGGAGGTGCATGGTGCGCCCGAGCAGCTGCTCGATCGGACGCAGGGCGCCGACCGGGATGTAGTGGCTGATCACCCCGTGGCCGAAGTCCCGGACCGGCGCCTTCGCCAGATTACGCCCCCACTCCCACCCGATCAGGTGAGCCCGCATCGGTTCATCGATGAAGCCGGCCAGGACGTAGATGTCGGCCTTCACTCTGCCCTGCTCATGGATCAGGTTCTGCGCCTTGCGGAAGCATTTGACGTCGACCGTGTAGCGCAGCGGGAGGACGAAGTCGTAGCCGGCGTCGCCGCCAACCTTCAGAGAGAGATCGAGCGGCTGGCGGAAATCCTTGGCGAACTGAGCCTCCCCCATGATGCCCACCAGCTCCTGGCCGTCGCTCAGCCCGCGTCGCCGGTTGCCGGCGTCGATGTGGACCTGACTGCGGGCCGTCGCCTCGGCGGTGAGCATGTCTGCCCAGAGCTGCTCCAGCTGCTCGCCGAGCGGGATGTCGTCCCTGTCGCTCATCGCAGCCACTCCGGCAGCACGCTCTCCGGATCGACCTCGGCGCGGTGCTCCCGGCAGACCCAGGTCATCTTCGGGGTCAGCGGCGGTCCGTAGCCGAACCATGCCCGTGGCGAGCCACAGAAGGTGCAGGAGCGGGGTTGGCGGGGATCGGGGACGTCGGGTAGCGGCCGGGGCCTCGACGCCGTCTGGCGGCTCCTGGGGCGTCGCGCTGGCGGCATCAGGCGTCCTGCTTGGTCGCGGGGCCGTAGATATCTGGCCGCAGCTGGTGACGGGACACGCCGGTCAGGCGCTCGATCGCCAGCACGCGCATGATCGGTGCGCGGTCCCACTGGTAGATCGCCTGCTTGGCGATCCCCAGCCTACGCGCCAGCTCAGTGGCAGTGCCGGCCCGTCTGATCGCTTCCTGGAGCGCTTTGTCCATCTCAGCAATGTAAGCTGGGCTTGACTAGCGATCAAGGCAAGCTCACCTTGCCTGCGTGCCCACTGGCCATCGCGCCATCAACTGCGGCACTGAAAGGCTACGATCGTGTCAGCGTATGTTACCGGCGACGGCTGGGCTCCAGCTGTCGAACTCGACCTTGGCACCGCCAGCAAGGCGGCGTTCAAGGAGGCCATGGAGGCGCTCGCCGCTGAGGCCAAGAAGCGTCCGCCGCCAGGGCCGCTCACCCTTCCCAACGGGTGGTACGACGTGACGCCCAGGATGGCGGAAGACTTCCTGTTCCGCACACCTGTCAACCGCCCGACCGAGTTTGCGGACGTGCGGAAGTACTACCACGCGATGAAGATCGGCGAGTGGCACGCTACCGGCCAGCCGCTGATTTTCAACACCGACGGCGTTGGCCAGGATCTCGGCCATCGCTGTGCTGCAGGCTACTTCGGCAAGGTGACGTTCAAGTCGTACATCGTCACCGACGCGCCGGTCGACCAGTTCTCGTTCGTCTACATCGACGACGGGCGCACCCGGAGCGCTGCCGACGCATTGAAGACAAGTGGCATGAACGGCGCATCGAGCATCATCGCGAACGCCGCCAAGTTGGCGTGGCGCTATGAGAACCATGCGCTGGAGATAGTGGGGAAGCAGCCCAAGTTCCGCGGTATGAGCAAGCCGGAGTGTCTCCAGTTTGCCCAGGCTAATCCGCTGCTTGGCGTTGCGGCCCACATGATGCTCGGCACCTACGCACGGGCAGCGTCGATAGCACGCAACAAGGGCGTGCTGGCGATGTTCGCCTGGAAGGTGCTGGAGCACCATGACGAAGTCGTGCTGGGCGAGTTCCTGACGTTGCTCGGCACCGGCACCGGAATGACCGACGACGATCCTGTCGTCGGTCTGCGGAACCGGCTGACGCTGGATGCCGAGGCGATCAAGCCGGAGCTGCAGCCGCCACACCGGTTGGCATTGATCATCCACGCGTTCAACATGCACGTCATGGGCGCGCGATTGCCGATCAAGCGCGGCAAGATCTCCACCTTGTCGCTGGCCGACGATGCCGAGTATCCGCGCATCGAACCTATCGTCGCCGTACCGTTGGCGGCGGAGTGACTAGCCTGGGGGCAGGATCGCTCCTGCCCCCATCTTCCTTCAGGGTTGCCAATCTTTGGCAATCCTTTCCCACCCCCTCTGCGGGATAGGTTACCAAGATTGGTAACCTATCCTTTTTCACCGGAGCAACCACCCCATGCGCCCCAAACTACACCCAGCCTGCGCGGCATGGCCGCCACTGCCAGACCAAGACCTCAAAGCCCTCGCCGCCGACATCAAGGCCAACGGCCTGAATCACGCCATCGTCCTCACCACCGACGGACTGCTGCTGTCTGGGCGCGAGCGTTGGGATGCTTGTGCGATCGCTGGTGTCAAACCACGTACCGTCACCTACAGCGGCAACGATGCCGACGCCTTCGTGTTGTCCGAGAACAAACACCGCCGGCACCTGGATCGGTCACAGATGGCGATGGTAGTGGCCAAGTTCGGCAAATTGTCTCGTGGCGCACAGGTCCATAATAAGAATTCTGTTAAGACAAAAACGAATGTCCAGGAATTGCACATTCGTTTAAATGAGACGAGGACTAGATCAACAAAAGAATTGGAAAAACTCAGCGACGTTCCGCGCACATACATCAACTATGCTCGCTTTCTACGCAGTAATGCCGAACCGCAGATCATCCAATGGGTCGAGGACGGCTTGGTCAACATCAACTTCGCCTGGGAAGCGGTCCGCAAGAACGATCGCGCCATCCAGGCGACCTGGACTCTGGAAGACCTGAAGCGTGTGGGGTCTGACGTCATCCAAAACTGCTATGACAGCAATCTGCCAAAGGCGGTCAGACAGCAGCAGGACAAGCCCACCAAGCAGCAGAACCCCAAGAAGCCGGTGCGCCATATCCCCGATCCGCCGTACACGGGCGGCCCGAAGTTCCCCACCCGCGAGGAGAGCGGCTACCCACCGGAGGGATCGTCGATCGCCGACTACCGCGCTTTCTTCGAAGAGAACGGACGCACGCCATTGGTGTCGAAGAGTGCCAAGGAACTGGCCCAGGACCACATCAAGGTCATGGCACTCGGCGCTGCCGTGACCAGTCTCGCGCGCGACGACGTGCCCAACGCCGACGCCTTCCTCGATGCCATCGGCCGCATGCTCAGCCATGAACCGGCCGACAAGGGGGTCGACTACGCCGTGATCGCCCGCCGGATTCTCACCACCACGGAGAAGCACCTGCCGGCGGCGCTGGAGCGGCTCACCCGGCTGGCTGATGCGCTGAGGGCACGCAAGGCAGGTCGCGCCAGGAAGGCCGCCACCACGGATGAGATCCACCGGCTGGACACGCTGCTGCACTGATACCGACTGTATATACAAGCGGACGGCGTGCGCCAAGGCTCAGGCTTCCTCGATAAGCAGGGGCGCGCTAGCCCCAGCGCCCCTGCCATAGTCATGTATATGACTAGGCACGGTGCTGCGTACAATCGTTACACAGCTATTTCAGTGACTTAACCGAGGCACGGTGTCTATCTGCGTCGCTATCTGTGTGTCGCGTCTAGGTTGAACTTTGATCACTCTGGGTTGCGGGGATTTCCACCAGCTTTGTGTAACGATTTGTGCGCTCGTAGCGCAGTCTGCTATGGCCGAGTAGCCGATCCATGGAGCGCTTGTATTCCGGCCTGCTGAACGTCTTGCCGTCCGCCCTGGCGGCGAATACCGCAGGTGCATATCGAGCAGGTTGGTTGGGGCTGTCGTTGACGTAGCCGCCCTGCGCATCCACCGCCCGCAGCAACTCAAGGAACTTGTCATCGCAGGCGGCGTTGCGCCCTGGCCCACGCGCTCTGGCCTTCTCCGGATCGAGCGCCGCCGTGGTGAAGATGCCCTTGTCCCAAACAAGATCGATCGCCTTGCCGGGCGCGCTGTAGTTGGATTTCCAGAGGGTCAGCACCCGGTCGTTGTTGTCGGCCGGCGGCTTATTATCTTCGGCGTCCTCTGCTTCTGGCCGGGTCAGCGCGATCCTGGCGCGTACGCCGCCTTCCCAATGCGTGCTGCCGCTGTCCATGCGGCCTGACGATCGCCCCTTCGCGCTGGGGTGCGCGGTGAAGACAATCGCGCAATCGCGCGTGATGCTGATGCTGTCTAGCTTGCGGATAAATGCCGCCACCTCGCGGCGCGCCACCTCGTTGCCGCCGAAGAAGTGCGGCGCCGTGTCGAGGACCACCAGCTTAGCCCCTGTATCTGCAATCTTCTTATCGAGCAGACGCAGTGCCAGTTGGGCATGTCCGCGCCCGTTGTCGAACGTCATAAATTCAGGAAGATCAAACCCTACCAGGGAGATGTAGTGAAACTCTGGGAAGTCGCCGATACCCCAGTAGCCGTAGTGCTCGGCGATCCGGTTCCCCCGGCGGACAACCTCATCCCGTTCGTCTTCGCAGAACATGCCGATGGCTGGCCCGCAATCGAGCGGGTAGCCAGCGAACGGCAGGCCGCGCGAGTAGGCCATGCAGAGCTGTATGACGAGGTCGGTCTTGTTCACGCCGCCGATGCCGTAGATGCCGGTGACCTGCCGGCGTGGTATCCAATCCGGCATGATCCACAGCCGATCAGGAACCTGTTGGTCGACCCAGTCGCTGCCCCGCTCCCATTTCCATGGCACCCAGAGAAGCTTGTGGTTGCCAACTGACCTCAGCAGCGCCTCGTAGTTCGGATCGAGTTCCTCCCCGACGAGGGGCGCTACATCAGCCTCCACATCGTGCTCCCTGGCGTGGCCATTGAGCTTCGGTTTCGCCGTCTTGCCACGCTTCCTGCCGGGCTGATCGAACTTCGCCCTCTCAGGCACCCAGCCTGACGCGCTCATACCCGCGCACCCGGGCCGATGCGGTTGCGCTCGATCCACTCGCTCCAGCCGCTGTCCTCAGCCGCGAAGATCGCTTCGCTCAGCTGGACGGTCAGCCAGTCCTCCAGCCCTTGCTGCTGATGTCTGGGAAGATGCCGCGCGCCGTATCGGATGGCGTAGCGCATAAGAATGTTCCAGGCGCCGTCGAAGGTTTCGACGCCGGCCGCGACGCAGCGCGCCAGGGCGACGCACAGGCGGGTGAGGCGGGGACTGAGATGTTCCCAGAACAGATCGGCAAATACCGGCGGAGCCGCACTCATGACCGCGCACGCCGTGCGCGCACGCGCAGGCCTGTGAACAGTCTGTATTGGAAATATCGCTTGCAGTGCAGCGCAAAGCCGGATAAGCGCGCATAGACCATCTAGTGTTTTCTCCGAACACGGGTTGGACTTAGCGGCGCTGCCTCTGGCCGGGCGGCGCCGCAACTACGTCAGGCTCTCTATTTCATTCGCCCCCTCTGGCCGAAGGCGAACCCCCGGCATACGCTCACGGGCCGGCGCCTCGCAACCCAAACTGCGCCGGTTTCTCGCGCAAGTTTCTTGCGTTCCGCCGGTTCGCAAGATGTGGGGTGTCAGCCTATACTCCTCCACCAAGAGTTGTGTCTGGCACCCGTGTCGACACGCCGTGCCTATTGTTCATACGAAATGAAGGAGGTGAGGTAATGCCGTTTGTTAGAGGCTTCTTGCAGCGCGTCAACCGTCGCGGTCGCCCGGTCGATCCGGACTATGGCATCGAGGAGGGACATCCTGATCAGGGTCTGCCCGGCATCGATGGGCCGGTCGATCCGGACTACGGGATCGGCATCGAGCGCCCAGGCCACCTGCCGGCCTATGGTGGGCGTCCCGTCGATCCTGGCTACGGTATCCCGCTGCCGCCCGTGATCGACAACGGCCTGCCGGGTGGTGGCGAGCGTCCGGACCAGGGACTGCCGCCGACCTATCCGGTGCGCCCGGACCAAGGACTACCGCGGCCGCCGCATGTCTGGCCGAAGCCGCCAATGCCGCCGACGGTGTGGCCGCCCCCGGCGCCGGTCTACCCGAGTCACCCGATCTATCCCGGTGGCGCAGCTCCTGGCCAGGGCCTGCCGGGCGCACCTCCCGGGGTCGACAACACGCTGCCACTGCCTCCGGGGGCCGTCTGGCCACCGCTGCCCGGCATCAACGGCAAGGTGCTCTGCCTCGTCTGGGTGATCGGCTACGGCTATCGCTGGACGGTGATCGATCCGAGCCTGAAGCCGTCGCATCCGCTGCCGGGTGATCCTGGCAATCGTCCCGACCAGGGTCTGCCGGGTGCTCCTGGTGCACCGTCGCAGCCGATCCAGCCGACGCCTGAGCCGCGCCGCGGCTAATTTGTTACGCTATGGCGTTCGTATCTACACGGCACGAGCTGCACATGGGCAAGGTCGTTGGGACCGGTCACTGTGTGCCGCTCGTACGTGAGGTAACGGGCGCGCCGATCACGACGCAGTGGCGACGCGGCGATCCGGTGCGTGGCTCAGGCTGTGCACCGGGCACCGCGATCGCGACGTTCGATAGCAATGGTCGCTACGGCAACCACACTGACGGCCGATCGCACGCGGCCATCTTGATCTCCGAGAACAGCGACGGGCTCCTGGTGTGCGACCAGTGGCTAGGTCAGCCAGTGCATCACCGCACGATCAGATACCGCGATGGCCAGGGCGACGCGGTGAACGATGGAGACCGCTACTACGTGGTGGAAGCGGCCTAAGGTAGCCGGCGTGCATGCCGCGCGCACCGTTTTCGATGTTGCGTGCGTGCTTCTGGTTGCTGGCTTGCGTCATCATGTTCGAGATGGCGCTGACCCTGTTCGCTGGTGTCGGCTGCTTCTGGCTGATTATGATCGGCCGGTACGAGATGGGCGCGTGTCAGAATGTCACGTCGCAGGTCCGCGAGGTCTTTGCTGAATTGCTTGCGGCTGTGTTGGCATTGTTGCTTGCGGCGCGTGGCAGCAGCGAACCCCCTCCCCCACCACCACCTGACAACGAGCCGACCGACAGCCCATAGGCAGCCAGCAGCAGAGCATCGGCGCGATTGCCGTCCTTCTTGCGCGCCAGCCGATCGGCCATGGCTGGGTAGAGCTGGGTGGCGCGCTGACGTGCCGCGTCCGGGGCCGGGCCGCAGCCGTGGTGGCGTTGCCAGTGTGTGGGTAATACCAAGGTCAGCGGCACGTCCAGGGCCGCCAGGACGCCCAGGATGCTGCCGTAGGCCATGCCGAAGCGGAACATGCTGGTGACGCCCTGGCCTGGGCGCGCAGCGACGCGCTCGACGTAGGCGTGGTCGAACGGGAGGTGCTCGGTCAGCACCCGGCGCAGCTGGTGCAGATCCAGCTCGGCGCGGAGGCCGCGGCCGGAGGCGGTGACCATGTGCACGGGCAGATCGTCGACCAGGACGACCCCGGTCCCGTTCAGGATCGCGAACGCACCGGCCGTTCCGGGGTCAATGCCAACCACGCGCCGCCACACCATGCGGTCAGGCATCGAGCGCCTTGCGTATCCGTCGGCAGGCCTCCTCCAGATCCGCCAGCATGGCGAGAGCCTCAGTGCGCTCCTCCGACGGTCCGAAGCTGCCGTCGCGATTGGTGCGGCTCCCCACCCAGTAGTCGACGGCATCCAGCAGCGGGAAGCGCAGCGCGAACTCGCAGTCGAACGCCCAGAACCAGAGCTGGGCATGCCCGTCATGCACGTCGATCTCCAGCGCGGCGTCATGCACCATCTGCCGCATCACCACGTCGGCGGCGTTCACGCTGATGGCGTCGAGGTCGTAGGGAATACCCCACGACCACTGGTCGAACTGCAGACACATCTCGGTCACAACGACGCCGCTGCGGTTCTTCTGGTCGATGGTCACCGGCTCAAGCTCGGACTCGTCGCTCATCACGCCACCTTGGGTTTGCGCTTCGGCAACTCCTCGCCCCACACCTCGGCGAAGTCACGCTGCACGGTGGGGATCTCGGTGCGTGCCCGCTTGCGCGCGACCATCTGCTGCTCGGCGATCGAGGACGCAGGCCGCACGCGAATCACGCGGCCACTGCTGCCTTCGGTCGTGCCTGTTTTGTCTGCCTCTGCAGCCATTTCTGATAGTCCGGTGAACGCTCAGCATAGTCTAGCAGCGCGCGGCGGAGCACGGTCTTCACCGAGCGCTCCTCGGATTTGGCGATCTCGAACAGCAGGTCGCGGCTGTCTGTCGTTGCCCATATGGAACTTCCGGGACCATAGGTCTGGTCTGGGCTTTCCTTGCGGGGCATCGTGGTCTCCTTCTCTGTTGACATCTGATGGCACATCAGGGCATAAACCGCAAGCCGAACCCCACAGGAGTATCCCATGGTCGACCCCAAGAGCTACGAGCTTGCCGAGTACTTCCTCGATGACTTCGGTCCCGTGGTCGAGGCCATGAAGATGCAGCTCGCCCAGGCCATCCAGAACGCCGTCGAGGACTGGATCGCCGATGCCGTGAACGACGGCCTGATCGCCGAGGCGGAGGACGAGGAGCCTGACCCCGACCAGCTGCGCGAGGACCGCGACGAGCGGCGCTCCCTCAAGTTCTGGGACGACGGTCTCGATCTCAGCGATGAGTGCCCGTTCTGACCGCCACCAGAGTCCACACCACCCACAGGAGTATCCCACATGGCCCGCGACACACAGAGAGCGAAAGTCTATGCCTGGGAGCGCATCGCGTTCCCCGGCTTTCTCACCACCAACAAGCTGACCCCGCGCGAGACACGCGAGCTGATCGTCCGCGTCTATGCCGACGTGGCCGCGGCTGGTGGTCACGCCCCTGACCCTGTCATCAAATTCACCAAACGTGCCGGCAGCGCATGCGCGTCATGGCGCCAGCTGAACTTCACGCCAAGGAACATCACCCTGGCGCTGGCACTGCACGAGATCGCCCACAGCCTGACGTACGACAGCCTTTCGCTGCATTTCGCCCTTCGCCAACTGAGTATCGCTCCGTCGGAGCTGTCGCCGTTCCAGAGCCACGCGCTGGAGCGCTTCTGCGACCAAGGCCACGGCCCCCGCTATGTCGCCTGCTACATCGCGCTGATGGAGCGGTATGCCGGGCATGATCCGGACAAGGCGCGCCAAACGGCGGCGCTGTTCCGCTACGAGGCCTGGGGGCCATGGCGCGCTGTGTCGACCAGCATGAGCGGCGACGGGCGCCACCGCACGCATATGCAGCGGCGCCGTGAGACGAAGATCGGCCGCGTCAACGTGTCCGTGGCAGCGCTGGTGTATTGGCGCAGCCTTCTCAGCAACCAACCCGCATAGGAGTATCCCCATGGCCAACCGCTCCGATATCCACCTCGAATTCCACGGCAGCATCATCATCGCCACCGGCATCACCGAGACCGGCATCGACTGGCTGGAGGAGAACCTCGAAGCCGGCTCCATGCGCTGGGGCGCAAACGGCTACGCCATCGAGCCGCGCTACATCGGACAGATCGTCGAGGGGGCCGGCAACGACGGCCTGACGGTGGCCTGAGATGAGCGGCCACTTCACTACACCCTGGCGCTACCGCCCGCGGCTGCGCCCTGCCTACGGCGGCGGCGTGCCTTCGGGCGTGCGCTGGGACTACGTCGAAGCACCCGACGAACACATCGCGGTCAGACGTCCCGACCTCCCCGTCTCGCGCCACCGCTATGGCGTGATCTGCACCGAGCGCGAGCTGACCGCCGAAGAGTGCACGCACTTCGACCTTGTGGCTGTGGCCTGAGCAAGGTCTCCTGTCGCCGAACCCCAGCAGGAGATCCACCATGGCGGTGCTCACCGTAGGACCAGGACAGACGTACAGCACGATCGCAGCCGCGGTCGCTGCCTCTGGCTCAGGCGACACCATCAACGTCCAGGGCGGCCCCGGCATCGTCTACAACGACGACTTCGTCTACATCGACCACAGCCTGACCCTTCAGGCAGTCGGCGGCGAGGTGGTGATGACGGCCGACCAGCCAGCGCTCGCCGGTAAGGCCATCATCATCGCGGGAACACCCACCGGCAGCCCCAACATCGCGATCAACGGGTTCGACATCTCTGGCGCGTTCGTCGCCGACAACAATGGCGCGGCGATCCGCTATGAGGGCGGCAACCTGTCGCTCTCGGACGATTATATCCACAACAATCAAGAAGGCTTGCTGGGCAATGGCGACGATCCGAATGGTACTATTTCAGTCCATCACTCCGAGTTCGCTTTCAACGGCGACGGCTCAGGGTTCACTCATAACTTTTATGCCGGCGCTATCGCCAACGTCACCATCGATGATAGTTATTTCCACGACGCAATTGTCGGCCACGAAATCAAATCCCGCGCCGCCAACACGAGCGTGACCAACAGCCGCGTCTTCGACAACAACACCGACGCCAGCTATTCGATCGACACGCCGAACGGCGGCAACGTGAATATTTCGAACAACGTGATCGAGCAGGGGCCGAACAGCGAGAACAACGCCATCTTCGCCTGGGGCGAGGAGGGGAATTCAA